TGCCAGAATTGCCCAAACTACGACGGCGGCGACAATACACTTCAACAGAAAGAATCCGACGGCCTTAATCAGTTTCAGATTTGCGGCACGGTCCTGCTTGCGTTCGCGAGCGTAGAATGCTCGCATAACGTCCGCTTCGCGTTCGTCTTCAATTTCCAAAGCGCGAATAGCTACTTCCACATCCTGACGGCTAGGCGTGTTCAGACTGGGTTTCACGTTTCATCTCCGGCGAAGTATCGCCAACAAACCAACAAAAAGAAAAGCGAGTGTAGACGGTTCAGGCGTGGCGGCCGGCGGGTCTGCAAACGTCCAGCTTCCGCGGTTGCCTTCTTCCAATGCCAGCGCGTGTCCTGTCAATACGGCGTCGGTGGCTTCGAAGGCGCTTCCGTAGTATTCCGTCAATAGGACAGCGGCGCCGCGGACCAGCGTTATATTCCAGGTGGCTATGCTGCCGTCTTCGTTGGTGGCAATAAAGAACTGAGCAAGTTTTGTGTTGCTCTCGTTAAATTTGTAGCCGTTCCAGGTGAAAGAAAAGTCCTGTGGTGTGATCTGGGAATTGTCCAGCAAACCAGGAAGTGCATCGGGTAGAGTGAAAGAACCGCTGACGGCGCCGCCAGTGTCCAGCGCGTTTCCTTGGTACGTGTAAATTTCGTCTGCGTTGGCTGCGGCCGCACAAAGTAACGCGGCTGCCAATGTGAGTTTGTGTTTCATGGGTCTTACCTTTCTTTGTTCAGTTCTTCATACGCTCGCCGTAGGGCAAGCTGTAACTTGTCGGTCTCGGCTTCGTGTTCGACGCAGCCGCATCGCACGGTCATTAGCGCTTCGCAGTTGTCACCAAACACCCATTTGTCCGATTCGTGATCGCAGCCATAGCGTTTTTCGTGCCAGCTAATCGGGTGGCCGCATCCTTCACAGTTGATCGGCTCCGGCGTGCGAGTCTTCCAGTTTAGATACTCGGTCGGGTTTTCGCGGCGTTCCAGTGCGCTTTCTACTGCGTTATCGTAGTCCATTGCCTTCCTCGATTCGCGGAGTGTACGCAAGTTTGCGGACAACGTCAAGTAAAATCTTTGCTTGCGCGTCCGCTATTTTGCGTATATAACTAACTCCTCTATGACTGATTCCCAGGTGATCGTTCGCCTTACACGTTACTCGAAAAAGTTTAAGAACATTCGGGAAGCGGCCACCGCACTAGGCATCTCGAAAAGCTACCTGGCGGACATTCTAAGCGGTCGGCGGCCAATTCCAGACTCCATCCTTACGGCTCTCGGCTTGGAGCGCGTCGTTGGCTACAAGCGCATCCGTCCGATTGCGTAACTCCTGCTCTGCTTCCCGTTTCGAATCGTTGACTGACAAGCAAACTCCTTCCGGCGAGTACAGGCTCCACTTGCGCGAGTCGTATATGAACGGCGCAACATAGAAGTATCCTTTCGCGTAGCGAACCTGTACCGGCTGGCTGCGTATCATGCGCGCATCCTTTCCCTAATCTCTGGTTTGGCGTACCATTCGCGGCATATTGCGGCGTAGGTCTGGCAGCAGATACAGTACTGATCTTCGGGCAGTTTCAACTCTACGCAGTCCGTACCAGCTTCGGCCGCGTCACAAGTATCTGAAACGTCGGGCGGCCATCGGTCTTCGAAAAACTCCGCGAATATCTGGGTACGGTGTGAGCGGAGTTGCGCTACGACTTCGGCGGCCGGCAAGTTTACGCTCCGTTCGGCCGCGGTCCCTTCATGGCAAGGCATGCCACAATCGGGGCATGCTCCGGCTGCTGTGGTTTCTCCGCTGGTTGGTCTGAGTTCGCGCTTTTCCCATTGCTGCTCGCAGTTTTGGCAAATGTATACGGTTTTCATGGTGTTTTCCCTTCGCTGGAAGTTGGGGAGAGAAAATCTCTCCCCGTTCCTTAGAAAGTTGCCTCCATTAGCTTGCCGGCTGCGCGGTCCAGTTCGGTGCGGCCGTCGGCGTACTTGATCGTCTGAGAATACCGCGTGAGACCTTGCACCATTCCCCAAACGGTGTTACGTGGTCCGTCTTGGGCAACGTCCACGGCATCATAACCCGCGTCAATCGCTTTGCGTGTCAATCCTGGTATGCGCTTGCCAAAAAGGGCGTCAAGTACATCTTCTTTGGTCGCGCCGATCACGCGAACCTTGGACGCTGCAATTTGCGCTTCGAGGTCGGATGTGGATTCTTCCGCATACCGGCGGACGGCCGCGAAGTACTGTGACCACTTGCTGCGAGCGTTTCCAGCGTGGCGGACGCTGATTTCGACGACCTTAGAAGCACCCCAGATGATGTGATTCCCGCACATCTCGCGATACAGGAAGCGGGTTAGCTTGAGTGCGCTGGCTCCTACTTCGGAGTTCTGCACAATCACGCCTTTGTAGACGGCGCCATCGCTGCCGCGTTCGGTTACGGTTAGATCGGAGTTGCGGAGAAAGGCGAACATATCATGGTCCGAAGCGTACAGTGCTGGAAAGTCGTCTTCGGTGCAACGAATATCCGGCATTGCCGGCGTCCATCCTTGCTCCTGCAATCCAAGCAAGCGTTCGGCAACTTCATAGTTCCAGATGCGCGAGTAGTCGTCGGTCACAATCGAGCGGAGCAGTAATCCGCCGTTTTCGTGAAACATCAAATTGGCCACGGCGTTGGCTGCGCCATTCTGCAAGCGTGCGGCGAGTCCATAGTTAAGGTTTTGGCATGCGAGCGTTGCCGGCAGGTCGCGTAGGTAACTCGCTGGTGCTTCGAGTCTCGCACAAAGCTGGCCAAAGGCCCAATGCGTTAGCTTGGCGGGTACTCCTGCCTTGCCGACCAGTTGCACATCTCCGTCCACGTTCTCGACGCGCAAGTCTGCGAACGGCATGCGCTTTTCTTTGGCAATGTCGGCGTAGTGCTTGGTAGCGTCGTACAGAGCTTGCAGACTGGCGAAGCGTTCATCTGCCGGCCTGGTGCTCCACTGTTTGTTAGCTGCAAAGAGTTCCATTTGTTCTATTCTCCTGCCCTACCGTGAGTTGGCTCTCCACTGTGGGCGTCGATTGCTAGGCAATCGGTCCATGCTACCAGGGCAGCATGGGCGAACTGTCTAATGTGCCATTTGCTGCTTTGCGTGCTCCAATGCTGCCTTGCCGAACTGCTGCGCGTGTCCGCACTTCTCACACTCTGCGTTTACTGGCCAAGGAAAAAATTCTTGGTTTACCTGTCCACACTTTTCGCAGGTCCAGTCGGACATATCGCGCTGTACGTTAATTATTTTTGGCTTCATTGTTACCTTCTTCCTAGCCTTGCGGCTATAGATAGTGCAAGTGAGATAACGAAGGCGGCCGCAAGTAATCCGGTTGCGTTCGCCGTGATGATCGCGTCAAGTGTTGTGATCGCTTCGGTCATGGGCGCAATCCTTCCATAGCAAAGTGAAGGATGCGGCGGCGTGCGCGAATCGCTAAACGCTTGCAAGCGGATTCCCAAATCCAAACTTCGCGGAAGGGACGGTTAGATTGCTTTGCGTTCGCCAAACTTGTCAAAGCTAAAGCTAGGGCGAGTACGGTGTTATTCATTAGAAGTTCACCGTCTTGCTGTTCTGGTAGACCTGTTGCACGTTGCGCTTTGCTGCGCGGTACTCGCGGTCAATTCTCCGGTCGTGCTGTGCAAGGGTTTCGCGGGTCTCGCGATTCGGAAGCTCTGCAATAATGTCCATAATAGAGACCTGCTCGCCACGCATTGCGCGGACACTGGCGGAGTCTTTCGGCGGTTCGGGAGTCTCGCGGACCAGTTTGCAATTCTCGTCCAGGGTGAAAGTCTCCACAGTGGCATCGGGGGAAAACTTCTGAATTGCATGCACGGCCGCGGAGTGCTCCAAGAGTTCCGCGGTGCTGGTCTCTTCCTCTCCGGCGTACGGGATATTCTCCGGCGTGGCGTCCAGGTCAAGAGAATTGATTTCTAGGGGTGCGGTCGGTGTCGGGACGCGCACGTATTCGGTGCCTACGGGCTGCGTCTGCGATACGTGGAAAACCGTCGTAGTCCAGGGGCGGCGTTCTTCTCGGCCGGTGCGCTTGTCCTTCGTGGTAATCACCGTGATGCACTTCACGCCATGCTCACCCTTGCGGACTACACGGCCAAGCGCTTTCCAAGCGTTAAACGTAAATACGTTTTCGCGTGGCTTGATTTCAGATTCGCTCAAACCCTTGGCCATAAACCCGCGGATGATCGCGGCATAATTGGCTAGGGATTGCGAACTGGTTGCGCGGCTAAGTGCTTCTTGCTGGATTGCTAAGGAAGTGGCCATCTGATTCTCCTGCCGACCGTGCTCTTTTTAGTCCGGAGCAACTGTGGCAACCCCAAAGTATAAAAAACCCTTGCGTCTGTCAAGAGTTATTTTGTAAAATCTTGAGCATGGCAAATAAAAAGCGCGGTCCTAAACCTGGCGTAGAAAAACAAGAGGCGTTTAGGCTCTTTGTTATTGAGGGAATGAGTTACGCTGCGGCTGGTCGGGCATTGGGCGTGAGTAGACAGCGGGTACAGCAATTAGTCCGGCCTGACGCTGCCACATTCGATCTAGTTCGTGAAAGGGCTAATAGCATGTGCGAGTCTTGCCAGTTACTTTTAGGGACCGGCGAGGGCCACATTCACCATAAAAAGAAAACCTGTACTCAACTCGAAACCTTCAATAATCCCAAAAATCTGATGTATCTCTGCCGGTCGTGCCATCGCAACGCGCACGTTAAAATGGATTGGGACGCGTGGTGGAAGAAAAACAAGTGTAGGCGTTCTCCGGTTCCAGTCTTCACACCACGGCGCACAAAATAATTCTAGTTTGTGAGTACTGGTGCTAGAATCCGGTCATCATGGGCCGCAAGTCTAATCACAAAGTCCAGGCGCGTCTTGAATCCTTCGCTCGCCAGTACGTCATTCTTCAATTCAACGGAACACAAGCTGCCATCGCTGCCGGCTACTCCCGCAAGACTGCTGCTTTCCAAGCGTCGGCTCTCTTAAAGAATCATAAGGTGAAGGCGCTGGTTAAGCAGTTTTCCGCGCCGGCCGAAAAAAAAATGGATTTTGGCGTCCAACGAACACTATTACAGATTGCGCGGCATGCTTTTGTTGACCCTCGGCGCCTATTCAATTCTGACGGCTCTATTAAGAGGATTGAGGATTTAGACGAAGATACCGCCGCCTGTATCCATGCGATTGAACACACTGGCAAGCGTACAGATAAGATCAAGCTAACGAATCAACTGCATGCGCTGGAACTGCTGGCGCGTTATCACAAACTCTTCGCGGAAGATCGGACTCCGGTTGATATGGGGATACGCGTGATTGTGGTGGATGCTCCGCGGCCGCCGCGTCTGGTCGGTGCTGGTGCTGCTGCGCTGCCGGCGCCTACAAACGGTAACGGCCATAAGAACGGGCATAATGGCAATGGGAACGGCCACAAGCCGTCTGACGACTGACTTACACCTGTAAGACAATTCGCTTGCATACCCTATCCGTCCTATTGTAAGCTGCGTGTCTTACATGCCTACTGTGACAATTCGGGTTATCGATTCAGACCTGAAAGAGTGGACAACTGCTGCGAACCTGCGCGGTATGTCAATTTCAGAATGGATTCGCAGAGCATGTTTAGCACGGGTCGGGATGGATGCAGCAAAGCACTCCACTCTGGAGAGTGAGCAAGGCAATGGAAGTTCGAATGATAAAAACCTGTCACGGTCTAACGGAACTACGGTTCCTAGACGGCGCGTTGCTGCCGGCGGACGTGGACGCTCGCGAAGTGCGAGTGATGGACATAGAGCAACAGATATTCCGCCAGTCGATACAGGAATTGTTGGAGAAAGTCTGGCGTCCGATACGCCTTCGCAGTCCAATACGATTCCAGTAATTCACACGGCCGCATCCAATCGGCTGACGTGTCTCTGCAATACGTGTACGTCCTACCGTAAGACAAACGATATTCCCTTGGGCGGAGTGCCTAAGAAAGAAAGTCGGTTCAAGAAATGATCGAACTGTGCATAGAGAATCGCATACGCGCCCTGGCGCATGATGAACCAGCGCGAATCTTTACAGATGAGGTTCTGCGGCCGTTCATAGAGCAAGCCGCGCAGTCTGTTCCGTATTTGGCCCTGGCGCTGCTGGCACAATCTAGGGGAATGACCGATCAGGCTGCGTTCTGGTTGCGGCTACTGCCAGGGAGATGGGAAAGCGTTAGCGAGGAGTCTCCCAAGCGCGTCAATGATGTGCTGATCGCTGCGAGCGAACTAGCGCAAGCTGGCACGGCATGTGGCGCCGGCGAGTTACCTTACAAAGCGTTGCATAAACTCTATGACGCTGTTCGCGAGATGGAGCGCGGCCGATGAGTGACCTAACCGAAGCAACGCGCAAACTGGCGGAGGAGATTTACGAAGCTCTCCGGTTCGTCGATGATCGCGAGTTAGCCGTGGAAGCTATACAACAGATTCTATTAGGTTCTGAACTGGTGGGAAATTGAGCGACCTAGACATAGACCAGCTAATCCATACTGCCGAGGGTCGCCTAGTGCTCGAAGTCATGCAAGGGCGCCGTCTGCCGATCATGGTAGTGATGCAGGATAAAGGCGAAATGGTGTTCTGGTATCCGCCGGCTGTTCTTAATAACCTGCTGCCGGATGCAGAGCGTTTACTGGAATGGGTTAGGATTCTCGAAGACCACACGGCACGCATGCAAGCACTGGTCACAAAGCAATGAGGCGTAACCGTTGGATAGCTGCCGGCATGTTCGCGGTCTTCTCTCTTGGTGTGGGTGTCGGCATGTGGTTCGCTGTATATCTGGAGCGGCATTGAAACGAAGCGCAAGCGGCGAGCGGCTATGGCGTGAGATGCGGGTGCGAGTCTGCATCCCTGGAATGAAGGATATTGTCTGGCGGTCGCATCCGCCGGCGCGCCGCGGGTACTCTGCTGCGGACCTGGATAAGATGCTGGACCAAGTGGCAGAGCATTTAGAAAAACGCTTTCCGTCGATTGAGTTTCGGATGGTAGAACTGGCACCGAATATGTTTAACTTCATTTACGAAGGGAAAAAAGAGATGAGCGAAGCGCCTAAGAATCCGTGTCCTGATAGTGCGGTAGCGTCTGCGATTGCTGCGAGGGTATGCGCTGAACATGGGCATTCGATTGCGGCAATGCCTGGCGGCATGCGGATTACTCCGCAAGGGCCGGTTCAGGATTCAATTACAGTCTGTACCAAGTGCGGTCTGGGATTGAATGAGATACGCGAGGGAACTGATCGAGCGTTTAACATGGCGGTCTCTTCCGGCGTACAGCAAGCGATTGTGGAGCACCAAGCGAAGCAAATTGCTGCTGGTCAGGCGGGTGGGAAACCTCAAGCTATTGAGTTGCCGGTGAAGGATGCCGGTCCGGTTCCTGTCTAACCCTGTGGTATATTCCAGAACTGCGGGGTTAGACAGACGTTCGGGGGATTGGTTTTGTGAACTGCGTCACGCCATAGGTGGTTCGACCATCGCGAGACACCATGTTCCTTCGAGGGCTAATCTCCCGAATGGTTTTCTGGTAGTATCCTTCCCGTGAGTCCTGCCGCAATCGCTGAACCTGCTGGTGAGCCCCGTACTACTTCTTCGTTCTATCAACCTTGGCCACATCAAATAGCGTTCCATGTTTCGCCAGCAAAGTATCGGTTGCAGGTCGGCGGGTTCGGTTCTGGCAAGTCCAGGCCGCTACTGATGGAAGCAATCTTCCACTGCTTAGAATATCCTGGCTCGAATACCATCATCCTGCGTAAGACAATCCCCGACCTAAAGCGAACGGTGATCGACAAGTTTCTGGCCGATGTACCGCGGTGGATGTACCAGTTCTACCACCAAGGAGACCACATTGTTTATTTTCATCCTCAACCAGAATTGGATGCCGCCGGTAAAGAAACGGGCAAGATGTTGCAGAGCAAACTATTCTTTGGGGCGTGCGAGCGGGAAGCGGACGTTGGGAAGTACCTGTCAACTGAATATGTGTTTATCGGGTTCGAAGAGTTGGGAGAGTTTTCGTTTGCCATTTGGGATGCTCTGGCCGGCCGCAATCGGTGCCCGTTGCCTGGTGCGCGTCCAACAATGGGCGGCGCCACGAACCCGATGGGTGTTGGCTGGTCGTGGATTAAGAAACTGTGGGTAGATCACAAGCCATTTCAGGGAATGGACCAGGACAAGTATAGCGCGGAGGACTACGAGTACTTCCACTCGACGGTAGACCAGAATCCGCTCTACGCCAATGATCGGGAGTATATTGCGACACTCGAAAAGAGTCCGCTGCGGGACAAGATTAGGTGGGGAAGACTCGATTCGGTCTCTGGTCAGTTCTTCGAGAACTGGGAACCGCGGCGCCATTGCCGTGCTGCTAGTGATTTCACGTTTGAGGATTGGCAGCCAGTATGGGTGGGATGGGACTACGGTTTCGGCCACTACGCTACGATTGTGTTTTTCACCAAGGCGATTCTCAAGCCTAACCTAAAGTTTGGATGGGACAAGCCGCGGCGCGTCAATGTGGCGATTAAGGAATTGGTTATGTCCGGTGCGGCCGATGGGCAGTCGCAAGGCGCTACTCCGGAGGAGCAAGCGAAGGCGCTGATTGCGTCTATCCCGCGAGCGAAAATGCGGTATCCCGAACCTGGCGAACCGTTTGACCCAGACGATACTTACCAGTACGAGGAGCAGGAGCGGGACAACGAGTACGGCTACAAGTGGAACATTGAGGCAATCCATTTCTCTTGGGAGCGGTTCAATCGGACGGTAAGCAATCGCACGGTGGCCGATGAAGTAGGCGAACTATTGCAGCGTGCGGGTTTGCCGATGCCTATGCGGTCAAATACAGATCGTGTGGCCGGCTGGCAGAAAATGTACGATTTGCTGGACACTGATGAGTTCTTTGTATTACAAAACGAGTGTCCCACATTGGCAGAGGCTATACCGTTGCTGGTTCGCGGCGATGGAATAACGTGTTCGGCTGAGGATGTGATTAAGCCGAAAGGGTTGAGTTTGAATGATGATATTGGGGATGCGTGCCGGTACGGAATTGCAGGGACGTTGCTGGACGCGAGTGATGTGCCGGAGTCGGTCAAGCTGCGGGAAAAACTGGCGGCGATTAAAGACCCGATGGCGCGCGCCGTGGTAGCGTACAAGGATTACAACCAGAAACAAGCGGCACTCAAACGGCCGCCTAAGCCAATTTCGGTTCCGTCGTGGTATAGAAGAGTGAGGCCGCAGTGAAGAAAATTTACTGCTCTTCTTCTAGTTTGAATATGATGATCTTGGCGGCAGCGCTGCAAGAGAGAAACCCTGCGGACCTGATTATCCTAGTTGGGCATGAAGCGCAACATGCTGCGTACTTGGCGTTGCTCGAATCCCTGAGTACTAATGAATCGGACAAGTATTTCTCTTTCCCGTTCCAGGTTAGCAGTACAGTTCCGAAAAGCACGATTGAGGTATGGGCGTTTCTGCATGGGGATGTGGACAAAATTGCGGTGATCGAAGCTTTAGCGATTCCTATTCCGTTTGCATTTGAGGAGTAGCCGTGGACGACGACAAACGCAGCGTTTACCCTAACTCGCGCCAGATGGCAGAGGCAATGCGCGAAGTGATACGCCAAAAAGCGCAAGCGTTTGCCGATATGGAAATTGCGCGGATAGAGAAAGATTATGACTGGGCGCGGGAGCGTGCTCGCCTGTCCGTGCTGAACCTGACGGAGAAAGACAAGTGCTTTTTGCGAGAAATGAGGATTAAGGCATGAGTTGGACTGATCTATTCCGTTCGCGTTATGTCCGGTTTCTCGAAGCGGAACTGAACACGCTGCGCTCGAAACATGCCGAAGAGGTAGCAACCTTAAAAAATCTTCACGCCGAAGAAATGAATCGGTGTATCGTAGAGGCCAATCGGGGATGGGCGGAAGCGGATCGCTTGCGGCAATTCCTGATACCTGGCATGCCTCAAGCTACCCGCGCAACTCCAGAACCAGCAGACTCTACTCCCGCTCAAACTGAAGTCGTCGAACACGGTACGCCATATCAAATCATGCTCGCGAGACGCCAAAAGGAAATTGAGGAAGCGTACAAGAAAGCCAAAGCGGAAGAAAAGATTCGGTTCGAAGCAGCAAGAGAAGCAGCGGCGGCTACAGCGCCGTCCTAGGAGAAAATGAACATGGGAGTTTATGCAAACGACGGAACGCCTCACCATTCGATTAGCCGCGCTCGCATGCACGAAGAGAGTCACGGCAGTAAACCCAAGCCGGAGCCGGACAAGAAACCGACCGACGGCGCGCAAAAGGAATCTTCCAGCGAATCGATTCAGGATGTGGTAGCGAACCACGGGCCAGCGCACGAAATCCACTACACCCACGACAAGGCCAGCAACAAGCATAAGGTCCACTCCAAGCACGGTGAGGAAGGCCACGAACACAACTCCGAGCACGATACCGCCGAGGATGCAATGGACCACATGCACAAGGCCGCCGGACAGGAAGAAGAGAGTCCCGACGAAGAGATGGGCGAAGAGGCCGGCGAAGAGATGCCGGAAATAATGCAACAGTCCTCACGCGGTTCGCACCATATTCCCGGTCTCTAAAATGCCTTGGACTCCCCGACAGACGCGCTATCTACTTTCATCTGGCAGTCCCTTGTCCAACGAACAAAAAGACAAGATGAAGGGCGAACTGCACGCGAATCCTGAATTGGCGCACAAGAAGAAAGAGCCGCGCATGGTGACTGCGTTCAAGAAAGCGAACCGATGAGACTTCTATCCGCTGGAAGAACCGGCAGAGCACGTCCTGACGGCGGACGCAGCAATCATGCTGCCGCGTGCAAACCTATAGGGTGCATGCGCTTACCTAAGCCGAAAGGCCCAGAAGCGCACGGCGGAACGGATGACGTGCTTCAACATTCTCTGGCAAAGGTGGTGACTCATGGCGGGTGAACGGTGGATGCAAAAAGAATCGCAACGCGAAAAGAAAGCTGGCACTAAAGGAAGTTTTTCCGCTGCGGCCGCTCGTCATGGTGAGTCCACTTCCAAGTATGCTCACGAAAAAGAACATGCGCCTGGAAAAACTGGTAAGCGCGCACGCATGGCAATCATGTTCGAGAAAGCAAGAAAATAGGAGGGTACATCTATGGCCGGAAATCCGCTCTACATCGCGGAAGCGATTAGACTGAATGAAGTGACTACGCTCAAGGTGGTCGGGCACGGTTTGACCGCTGGCAACGTCGGGAACGCAATCAAGGTTACCGGCGCGGGGCATTCTTCGCTAAATGGACAATTCACCATTACGCGAGTTGTGGCTCCCGATCTGTTGCAGTACTCGCAGCCCGGTCAAAGTCCATTGCCGGCTGGTCTAGCTGGCGGCGCCGTTTCTTTCGGATAATTTTCTTGCGTCACAAATCGGGTGATCGCGGGGAGTAGTGCCAACAGCGGAATTAGAAAAGAAAACGGATGCTGCGGACCAGTCTGCGGACCAGTATCAACCTGGCGTGCTGGCTGGCGTTGAATTTTCCGCAGTAGGCGAATTTGTCAAAGTCGATCTATCCACAGCCGAAGAGAATGCTTTCAAGGAACTGGTCACTAAGGCCAGCAAGCGCGATTATCCTGCGCGGCTGATCGAAGTCATTCAAGCCTGGGAAGCGGCGCTATTCTTCCGCGGGTTTCAATTCCTGCTTCCCCGTGTTGGCGGCGGTTGGGAAATTCCCGGCGAATCTTCGGGCTACGGTCCATCGATGCAAATGGACTTGTCGCTGCTCCCGACCAACATCTATTCGAGTTACGCGCAAATTATCATCTCTTCGCTTACCCGCGCCGTCCCTGGAGTGCGCTTCGAGCCGCAAGACGCCGACAACGACGCGCAGATTACGGCTACTGAATCCGCCGACAAGTTTGTAAAGGTAGTGGCTCGCAATAACGATCTAATTATGAGTCAGACCGATGCGTGCCGCTATTTCTGGACCGATGGCCGCGCTCTCTACTACACGCGGTTTATCGTGGACGGCCAACGCTTCGGATGGGAAGAGGACGACGAAGACGACTCGATTGTTCCGGAGACCGAGCCGCCGACCGATGTTGTAGACCAAATGGTTTCCGAAGAAACCGAAAAAGAAGTTGGCGGAACGGAATCGACCGAAACACAGAAGCGTACTCCGCGAGGACAGGAAGTCAGAACGGCACACGGCAAACTGGAAGTGAAACTAACGCCGATGATGGCCAACTGTCTGGAGGAAGTGGACGTATTGCAGTACGAGACTGAAATCAGTATGTCCCGCGCCAAAGGAATGTTTCCCTGGTGCGCCGATGAAATCAAAAACGGCTCGAATGGAATTACCGAAGGCGAAATCGCCAAGCTCGCTCGCCAGAACGTCAAGTTGGGAATGCAGTCTACTTATGTAACTTCCGATTCGATTGCCGACGATTGCACCGTTCAACGCAACTGGTTTAGGCCGAATGCGTTTATGGACGTGAAAGACAAAACCGTTCGTGATGGGCTGATTGCGAAATTCCCGAACGGTGCGCTGGTCGTGTATGCCGGCGAAACTCTGTGCTTCGCTCGCGATGAGTCGATGGACGATTCATGGGCTCTTGGACAGGCGTACTCCGGGGACGGCCAGAATCGCAACGCAATGGGCACGTCGATGATGCCTTTGCAGAAACGGCTCAATAACTGGCTGGACCTGGCCAACGATTATCTGGTTCGCGGAATCCCGAAGAAATGGTTCCACAATAAAGCGTTTGCTATCGAAGCTCTAAGACAGCAAACGAACATCCCCGGCGATTCAGGGACGTACAAGCCTATCCCTGGACTGACTGCCGACCAGTTGGTATTCGTCGAACCTGCGGCGACGATGCCGCAAGTACTGCCGGAATTTATCAATTCCTATAAGGGAGAATTTTCGGAACTGGTGACCGGAGGGTATCCGGCTCTCGCTGGTGGTGACACGGGCTCAAACGATACGAAGGGCGGTATCGCCATTCAGCGCGACCAGGCTCTAGGGCGCATCGGTCCTACTTGGCACGTCTTGCAGAACATGGAAGCGACTTCCATGCGCCAAGCGGTACGGTGGGGCGCGCGCTGCCGCGATAAGAGCATCAATGAAAGAATCCCCGGCGCCGACGCTATACGCCTAGAAATCAACGATCTGAAAGCGAATATCCTGTGTTTCCCCGAAGCCAACGAGAATTTCCCAGAAACGTACACGCAGAAACAGAATCGGCTCATGGGACTCTTGGACGGTTCAGCAAAGAATCCAGCATTGCAGGAAGTGTTCTTTAATGCGGCCAACTTGGTATTCCTCAAACGGATGGTGGCTCTCGACGAACTGTATATTCCGCAAGTGGCATCGTTTGAGAAACAAGAAGGCGAACTTGAAATCCTGCTCAAGAGCACGCCTGCCCCGAATCCGCAACTGGTTGAGGCAGAACAAAAGCTTCAACAGCTAAAGGCCGACCCGCGCATTGACCCTGCTGAACTCGCTCAAGCAGAGCAACAGATTGCCACTGCTCCTCAACAGTTGCAAAGCTCTATGCCTGTAGCCGACTACGAAGACCACGACACGGAAGCGATGTGCTGCTGGAAGTACATGAACTCTCCCGAAGGCCGCAAAGCGAAACAAACGAATAAAGACGGATTTGAAAACGTCGAATTGCACTGGCAAGAGCACGTACAGGCCGCACAAAAGAAGGCCGCGGCCAATGCTCCGCCTCCTCCGCAAAAGCCCGTGAGCGTGTCTTTGAATTACAAGGATGTGGCCGACGCGCAGGAAGCCGACGCCATTCTGTCTAGAGCCGGTATTCCGGTAACGCCCAAACCGCCGGACGCTCTGACTCCGGCCGCGCACGCTATGTTGCCTGAACCACAACCGCCTGTACCAGTTCAATAGATTTTGTTGTATGCTCTGCCAATCGGTTAAATCGGGAGGAAACGCAGCATGGAAGAAATCGGAACGATCGCAGCCCCTTCAACTGAAATTGCTCCAGTAACGGAAACCGCCGAAGTAGAAACTCCGGAAATCTCAACTGAAGTCGCTACTCCTGAAACGGAGACTGCCGCCGATGGTGCGGAAGGCGGAGAGGCTGGCGTTGAGGAAGAGTTACCTGGAGACCCCGGCGAAGGCGATAGCGTTGAAACCGATGCGCGAAAGTTCGATCAGCAAACCAAAGATTCCATCTCTTCGCTCAAAAACCTTGCCAAGCAAGCGACTGACCCAAAACAAAGAGAATCGCTGAACAACGCGGCTAAGGCTCTGGCCAAACAGTTCTTCGGGCGCCAAGCCTACGAAAAAGAATTTCCGACCGTTCAGGAAGCTCGCCAAGCCAAAGCCACAATCGAAGCTCTGGGCGGCGAAGACGGCATCACCGAACTGCAAAACAAGGTTCGCGACTATGACACCGAGATTGAGCAATTTGCGAATGGTGACCGCGACCTGATTGAACAACTGCACAGAGGGAACCCAGAAAGCGTTATCAAAGCCGCTGAAAACATAATCGACATTCTGACCGAAACGCGCAATGCCGCAGGGCTTGACCGTTTACTGATGAAGCCGATGGTTGAACGGATGGACGCGGTAGGTTTCGGGAGCACGCTGGTTACGATCGCAAAATTGCTGGAGACCGGAAAAGGACAGGAAGCCTACGACACTCTGGCGAAACTTGGAGAGTGGTACGGAAAACTCAAAGGCGAAACCGAAAAACTGGCCAGTAGCCGTGTTACCAAAGACCCGCGAGAACAAGAGTTCGCGCAACGCGAACAACGCTTGCAGCAACAGGAACGGGAAACCGAAACACGCCTGTTGAGCAATGAAGTGACGCGCCTCAACAACGGAGCGCTTTCCAAAACTCTCGACCCGTTTTTCAAAGAAATCAAAATGTCCAATGAAGGGCGCCGCGAATTTACCCAACAGGTGATGCACAAAGTTTGGGACGCGATGAAAGCGGACAAGGGGTATCTCCGCAACGCCAAGGATATTCGCGCCAAAGGCGACAACGAAAGAACGTCTAGGTTTATCAGCGCCAAGTTTGCCGAGTTGTTGCCGCAAGTTTTCCGCGCTCATCGCAATACGCTCTATCCGAATCTCTCCCGCACGGCGAGCGTTACACCGATCAAACCCAATGGCTCGACAAACGGAAAACCAGCGACACCCAAAGCGGCAGTTCCGGCAACCGGACAGCCGATCAGAGTTACCGATGCTCCGCCGTTTGACGAAGTAGACTGGACCAAAACTCCAGACGCGCTATGGCTTTCCGGCAAAGCGTACCTAAAAAACGGGAAGTACATTACTTACTACTAGTTGTTCCCTATTGCACAGACAGAGTTCAAATCCGATTGTAAGAATATCGGGCATGGAGGGTTAAATGTTTGCTCAACATAATTCGGCTCCGCTACATCTTATCTGTGTGGTTCTGGCGCTCGTTCTTTTCGCCATAGCCGGTTTCGGCTGGCCAGCGCCAGTCGAACCGTATCGCGCAAAAATTGGGTGGATGGGCATGTTCTTCTTGACTCTCTCAACTTTCTTTGGCTAAATCGGGGCTATCGTGCGAAAGCCGGGGAAGAAAAAATCGGGGAAGAAACAACTCGATCGTATCGAGAAGAAAGAAGATTTAGAGTTAAAGAAAATCGGGCGGCTGGAACATGAAGTAGAGGAAATAGAAAAGGCTCTCGAAAAGCCTAAAAAGAAAGCCCTTCGCAAAGTCAATTTCAAGCCAGTAGGAGAAAAGAAAATGCCAACCGATTTCTCGATTGTTGCAGGAACCAGCGGAGTTTTTTCAGCAGTGCTTACTCCGCCGAACGGCGCGCAAGCGCCTGGAACTACCCCGCAGTGGGCGGCAAGCGACGGCTCCGTAGTGCTCTCACCGACTTCCGATGGAATGAAAGTCGAAGCCGCCGTTCCCGCGGGATTCGCTGGAACCAGTTTTGATTTGACCCTTTCCGCCGTCTCCGCCGATTCTGGCGTGGGAACGGTAAGCAAAACTCATACGATCACTGTCACTGCGCCGCCGCTGACCGCTATCGACTTCGGCCAGGATAGCTAGACTGTCCAAAGCCAATGCCGAAACCCGCATGGGAAGTTATGACTCCGATGTGGGTTTCGGTTTTTTGATTGACACACGATTCCCCTTCCTAGTAGCCTCCTAGCGTTGAGCGATGCACTGGGCGCAAGTCCCAGAAAAAAATAGACACCTTCGCGAAACACTCCAAACGTATATCGGGTAGCTGTAAGAATCTGCGCGATTGAGTTCGTGTAGATCGCTGACGCTTAAACTTCACCGGCGCGGTGTCAAAGCGCAGGCGTCAAGCTGAATCTGAGGTATACGTGTATGGCTACTTCTCCTCTACAAGAGGCCGCGGTACAAGGCGTCGAAATCGAAGCCTTTGCAAAAGGTATTCCGAATTACGTTTTTAAGGGCCGGACTCTTTACAACTTCTTCAAGAAGGGTGCAAAGACTTATCCGACCGCAGTCACTACGGCCGCCGGCGGGACTTCCCGTCCAGCGTTCCGTATTCCGATCAGGATTCAATCTGGTGCGGCAATCTTCCAGGCTACCGGCGACGGCGATGCCTTGAATCGCGGCACTGGCTCTTTGTGGGTTTCCGGAGACCAAACGGTTGTCGGAACATTCGCAGGGAACGAAGTAACGTATCTCGCCAGAATCGCGGTACAGGGGCCGAAGCGCGGTCTCATCTCCCTCAAAGCGGAAGAGTTGAAAAATTCTTTCGATTCCTACATGCAGGGGCTTGATTCCCAGTTCCTTTCCGATGGCAGCGGCGCAATCGTCCAGATTCCCGCAACCGCTACCGTCAACAACAACACCGGCACAGGCAACTCCACTTCGTCCATTTCCGGGCTTGGCGGACAGGCAAACCAGTTTCAGGAACAGCAAGTCGTGCAATTCTTTGCTGCTGAAGGCGGTTCGCCACGTACCGGCGGCGTTGCTAACGCAATCGTCTCCTACGTCGATGGCGCGGCCGATATAGTCTATTTCTCGACTGCTCTGCCGAACGGAACGGCTGCTGGCGACTTTGTGATGATTCAGGGTTCGTCCGGCGCACTCAATTCCGGCATTGCCGGGATTTACACGTACCAGGTGGCCGCGACAACTGGAACGGTGCTGAACCTTTCCCGCGCAACCTATCCAGGCCAGTTGTCCACTCCGACAATCAACAAGGGCAATCAGCCGATCAACACTACCGACCCGTACAAAGTGCAAATCCTCATTCGCCGCGGCTTGGGCGATGATAACGAGCATGCCAAGAACTTTGAATGGATTTGCAATGCCGACCAGGAACTTGCGGTAACGCAACTCTATACCAACGTTCTGCAACAGCAGATTCGTCCTCCAGGCGACAAGGCTCTGGATATGACGATGGAGTACATGGCTCCGACGTATGGCGGCCGTCCTCTCCACGTCAGTTACAAGGCCAAGCAGGGCCGTCTCGACGCGGTTTGCAGCGAAACTTGGGGAATCTGCGAAACGGTTGAGCCTTCGCTCTACGATTTTGGCGATGGCGTAACCACAATGCCGGTTCCGGCGAACGACGGTACTGGAACCACAACGTACCGTACCAGTTCGATCTTCTACTACCACTCGTTCTTGAACCTGTTCAATTCGAACATGAAGGCTGGCGCGGTTCTGTCCAACTGCGCGGTGCCTTCGGTCACCAGCTAATTCCACGGGGGCGGCTTAACCGCCGCCCCTTTCCAATAAATCGGGGGAAATATGCAGACTGAAACAGCCGTTGCCAAGAAGTACAGCATCATTCCACGCGAAAAGTGGGTGATTATCCGAAAGTTCATTCGCGGGGAGCAAGTCACGGATGATGGAATCATCCTTCCGGAAACAAAGGATGATCGCTCGCAGCGCGGCGAAGTCGTAGCACTTTCCTGTTGCGCTGGCAGGACAAGCGAAGGCGTACCGATTCCTTGGGACATTGAGGTAGGCGATATGGTGATCTTCACCAACTACCCGATGGACATTCCCGCTGTCGAGGAGTTGACCGGCGAAAGCAACCTGGTACTGGTACAAGCTGATGAGGTCTTTGGCAAGGCCGTAGAAGCATGAAGGCAGAGAGGCATGAGCGCAGACAATGCCCAAAGGAATTTCAGGACCGCCTAACGAGAATGTTCGGCGTCTCGCAATTTGGGACTCCTCTTTTCAAAATTGTTTGGGGCCAGTCGGAATTTATCCGCATGGGCAACGTCTGGCGGGACCGCTTCGGAAACGAGCGACGTGCTTACAGGGATATTTATCAGTGCCACGGAATGCCCTGTTGGGTAATTATGCGCTGGAAACAACCGGCGCAGTACGGCTCTCCCGAACTGTATTACCAAAATACCTGGGACGATTTCAGCAAAATGCACTTTCTTGGCGAGTATCCCTGGAGAGGGCGATACGAAATCGTGCAACCGCTGATGCGGCAGGAAATGACCGAAGGGCGCCTAGTCACCGAATGGATTCCTTCGCTCAACCCGCGCACCGGAATCTTGGAAAACGTTCCGGTCAGGAAGCGCGTGGACCAGAAGCTAATCATCCATCACATGACGCTTTCGCACGTACTGATCGACAAAATCATTCCGCTGATTCTGAAGGTGCAAAACATCTCCTTGCAGGAATTGCGAGCGGCGCAACAAGCGCAGAGGCAAGCGCAGCACAAACGGGATGTGGAAGACCTGGCCGACAAGATGGCCGAGAATATGCCGAGTTACTTCGGTCCGGTCTCCTACTCGCACCAGGGCTGTCGCACGTCTTTGCTAGACCGCAAGATGGAACAAATCGAGAAAGTATGGAAACGGGAATTGGCAGGTGGGAAACGATTCACCAAAGGATTTCAGGTAGCTAACCGTCCAGTACGGGTAGCTGGCTGAAAAATTAAAATCGGGAGGAAAGTGAATTATGGGAACAACGCCATTTGTAGGTACGGGAGCGCCGCCGAACGCACGGCTAAAGCCAAGCCGCCGCGGGATGCAGATTGGCACGGTGCAAGGCGATGATTACGGCGAAATGACTTTGGCCACGCAGGACAATTTGCAGACGCGGCCGCCGATCTATATTTACAACATTTGCGAACTGTCCCACGTTCGCAATCAACCGCCGGAATTTGCCAACTTCACCGTTGAGCCTTGTCCCAAGGGCGAGAAATTTTCGGTCAAGCCCTTTCAGGGATTGGTGAATGAGCGGTACTGCAAGCCGGGAACGTCGGAGTATTACTACAACCAGGTGGACGGACGGAAGTACGCAACAAGTTTGCTCAATCCCGATTGCTTTCCAGGGACGGACTGGAGAGCGCAACTGGCTGAAGGCACAACCGGAAACGGCGATATGACCGGAATGAACATGAACGCTTTTGGCGTGTTCTGGTCGGAGTTGGCTCCAGACGACCCGAAACTGAATGAACAACTGAAACTGTTTCGCACCAGAGTCGATCGCACGATGGACGCTCTGATTAAAGAAGGGCACCGGCTCAACGCTTCGGGAAAGCTCGCAGACATTTCGGCCATGATGCACTTCGCGATGGATTATTTCGGTCTCCAAGCGACTTGGCACATGAGCCACCGCCACAAGACGGAATGCCCGAATTGCGGCGAATTGGTTTTGGAAGGCGTGGCATACCACAAGAGCGCCAGTGGCGATGATTGCGTGATCGACCGCGAACGCTACGAAAAGGTGCTGGTACGCAAAGAGGCTCCGGTTGCGGAAGCGAAAGCTCCGCGAACCAGGACCGCACGCTAAACGATCTTTCTTGGGAGGTGTTCCTCTATCCCGCGGTCACCCGATTCCGCGGCAGATGACGCCTCCCAAGTAAGTTTTCGAGAAAGGTGTGAATGCCAAGTTTTCCGCAACTCGGTTTTCCGGTCATGGACGAAGTGATGCAACTCGTCCGTTCGCTGGTGAACGACACCTTTCCAGGCATTGCCGGAGCGCAGGGCCGCATCTTCACGAACAATGCGGACTTCACGATTCCGCTGTTCAATTCGGCTTACCGCAAACTACAGCGCAAATTGAGGACAGAAGGCGCGACGTTTCCGATTAAGGATAACGTTATTCTGCTGAACCTGACTCCGGTAGTGGCTCCAGACCCAAGCGTTCAGGTGTACGTCGATTACAACGGCTACTTTGACGGGCAGACTATGCACCAGACGCCAAAACTTCCCAGTGATCTTTTGCAGCCGTATGTGGTTGAGGAGCAAACCGTTGGCTCGGCACTTCCGTTTATGCCGATGGCGCAACCGCCGGAAGGATTGCCTTCAGTCATGCAAGGCTCGTTGCTCGGAATGTGGGAGTGGCGGAACTACAAGATTTATATGGTCGGTTCGATTCTGGCCAAGAATATCCGTCTCCGCTACCAGTTCGCGAACGTGCCGCTGAACGTTCCCGCAGCCGATTTCGATACCACTTCGATTCCGATTATCGATTGCCAAGATGCGCTGGCAAATTACATTGCAGCCATGTTCGGAAGGGCGCGCGGAGCGAATCCCCAAGCCGTCGAAGCGATTGAAGCGGCTGGCGATGATGCCATGAACGATATGGTTTTCGAGTGGATTCGCAGAGCGCAGACCGTTACCTACCGCCGTCCCGCTTATGGTGGTGGAGGTTCAAACGACACCGGCGATGGCATGCTCGGAAGTACGGACGTGAGTTCCTAAATGGCCACTTACTACAGGTTTGATGGCGTTGTTCGCAGCGCTCCAGGCGAAGCTCTCCCTGGCGTTCAGGTTTATGTCTGCTCGCAACCGGCAAATACTAGCGTTCTTCCGCCGTCACCATTGGCAACGATATACGCGGATTCAACGGGAACGGCTCTCGCCAATCCGGTTATCGTCGATGGAAACGGAAACTTCTTTTTCTACGCAGCCAGCGGACTCTATACCCTGCTGTACTTCGACCCGAATGGACGAATCGCGGACACCGTATTTCTTGACCAGTTGATAGTGACTCCTGGCGCTGGAACGGTGACTAGTATTGCGTTGACTATGCCAGCGGAGTTTTCGGTTACTGGCAGTCCGGTCAATACGACTGGAACCTTTGCCGTAACCAAAGCCAATCAGAATGCCAATCTGGTTTACGCCGGTCCAGCGGCAGGTGGTGCCGCGCCTCCATCATTTCGTCCACTCGTTGCCGCTGACATTTCTGGACTGGCTTCCGGAACCGTTACGAGCGTCGCTCTGACACTGACTCCTTCGGCTCTTTTCACTTCTTCGGTTACAGGGAGTCCGATTGTCGGCGCTGGAACTTTGGCTCTTACTTTGGGCCTTGCGAATCAGGCCGCGAATACTTTCTTGGCCGGCCCTGCTTCCGGTAGCACTGGTCCCGTAACGGCTCGCGCAATCGTTCCGAAAGATTTGCCTGGACTGGTGGCAGTCGCATTTTCAGCAACTCCGACATTCGATGCCAGCGCGGGAAACAGTTTTGCGATGACCCTAACCGGCAATGTGACTTCCAGCACGATTTCAAACGCCACGTCGGGACAGACGATTACTTTCATCATTACGCAGGACGGAACTGGCGGAAGGACATTCGCCTATCCAGCAAACGTCAAAGGCGAATCGAATATCGGCACTGACGCCAATTCGGTCAGTGTCCAGAGTTTCATCTATACCGGAAGTAGTTGGCGAGCGACAGGACCAGGCTCGGTAAACGCTTCGTAGATGGATGATCGCGACGTGAGGCCAAACACGGTTCTATACAAAGAAGTGGCCGCGGTGCCATAGGCGCCGAATGGTCGGGAGAAAAAGAAATGGCAAACTCAACTCTGTCAGTGGTAGCCGGATACACCGTTGACAACACACAGAAGAAAGTCATTATCAGCGGACGGTTGACCATCGGTGGGGGTGCTTCGGGAACTTATCCTGTTGGCGGAATCCCTCTCGATTCCGTTTTGCTGGCTTTGCCGGAAGCTACCACCAATTCCGGAATTAAAAGCTGCTTGCTGTGGGATGAATCGGGCGTAGGCTCCTACGTTTTTACCCGCATTCCTTCCACCGGCAACATGATGATCTTGCAGGTGCCTCCGACTGGTTCACTCACGACTGCCGCTCCTTTGCAGCAGATTCCCAGTTCCACCAACATGCAAAGTATCGGTAGCGCGATTCACTTCGAAGCGCACATGCTTCGGAACGCATAGTTCTCTTACGAAGGGAGACGGGGCTACGCGACTGAAAAGCCGCGTAGTTCCGTTTTTTATATACGTTCAACGCACAGGACCCGCTCGCTCAAGTTCCTCTGAACCTCTTTGGCGGACTCTACACAGAGGCCGACCCTACCTCTCTGCCTGAAGGCGCTTCTCCGCGAAGTATCAACTGCGACTACGATCTGGGTTCGGTATTCGGGCGGCCGGGAAAAGAAAGTGCCTTTACCTATGACACTTTTTATCTTCTCACTCCAGTGTTCACGCAATCGGTAGCGCCGGGTTCTCCGTGGTCCGCTGGAAGCGTGACTTTGAATCAGGCAGGTGGCGGGGGAACCTGTCCAGTTCCTTTTGCAACATCATTAGGCCATATAGTCGGCACGGAATCGGGGAATACGATAAATCCTACGATTACCGTCGGCGGTTCTCTGAAACCCGTACATGCCGGCGACGTGATGTTCATGGGATTGTATACGACTCCTAGCGGCACTCCGATCACTGACATAAACATCATTTCGATCGTAGATCAGACCTACGGTGCAATCTGGTCCCAATTAGGCTCGACGCAAACCTTTCAAGCGGGTGGCATTCCTGGCCCTGCAAGTACTGTAAACTTTCAACTTTTCACGGCCATTGCTCCAGTTGATTTTTTCGGGAACGTGACCTTACTAATCTCCTACTCTGGAACGGCGCATAATCACGCAACCTTCGGCACGTTCGTGTCTTCCAATCTTGGCGCGTTTCACCAGGTTGCAGGAGATGTAGAAACAAGTTCCACTCCTACTGGTCCATCGGTAACCGGAGCAGCAAACAGAAATTTCATCATTAGCTTTTTTACTTCCGCTAGCTTAAGCAACATTCAAACGCTAAGTCCGTTCTTTACCTTGGGCACTGGTTACGTGAGCGCGTCCGCGTATCACGATTCCATCTTGAACGTGTACGCCGGACCTGTGGGAACGTACACGCCGCAATGGAATCCTGGGGGCAGCGTCACAGCGGGAATAATCAATGCTGTGTACGCGACGCAAGGGGGCTGCGGTGGCGGCGGTGGCACTGGTCCAGTTTCACAAACTTTGCAGTCTTTGAATTTCTCGCCCCCAATTCCCGCCAATACAGGCCACACAGAAAATTGCGGGTGCGGCTGTAGCACCAGCGGAGAATTGCCTGTCTTTGGTTTGGAAGTTTTGATTACCGGAAGTCAAACCGATCTTTCTCCCGATGCTGTTCTTACTGTGCAACTGCAACTGCCGGATGGAACGCTTTCGCCAACGACGTTCACGATTCAGCTTCCTTCAAGCCCTGGAACGGTCGTTGTCGGAAGTCCAACGGAACTGTGGGGATTGACTCTTTCGGCTTCGCTTATCAGTGACCCCAATTTTCAGGTGAATATCGTTGCGTCCACAACCGGCGGAGAGACGGTAACCTTCACTGCTTCGGTACAACTGAAAGTTTTCACAACTCCTAATCCGCCGCCGGATATTAATTACCTGAAAACTTTCGCGCAGGTTGACGGAGACCTGTTCTCGCTATTTCTTGGCAGCGATGGCGTGATGTACCAGGAGGATGTGAACAACAATCCGAATGTGCTCACTCCGGTCTACTCGGCAATCGAACCAGACACCTTTGCGGAATCGGCTACTATCGATGACCGCGAATTTATTGCCTTGTCGAATCTCCTGAACGGTACGGACATTCCTTACACCTATGACGGAGAAAACTTCGACAGGCTATCGCAAGTCGGTCCTGGGGCTCCGCCAACGGCTTCCACGTCCACGACAACGATTGACATTGTGAGCATCACGCAGCCGACGGCCAAAAGTGACCCTGAACAACCTGGCCAGCTTTCAGGAATCTTGTGGTCTAACGGTCCAGGTTCTACCGCACCGGGAAATGTTCTGACCGTCTACTACGCCCGTGTGAGCGCGCAGCCTGTTGCCGACCCTGACTTGCAACCTGGAGTGGGCGTAGAACTGGCTGGAATCGACGTTCCAGGGCCGAACAATGATTTCAACGGGCAGACGGTAGACGGGGATTACATTGTGGTCAGTATCGGGCAGGGCGTTCCGCCTGGCGCTGAATTTGAACGCTGGTACTTCACGGTTACCATGCCGTCAACGCAAAGCGTCAATCAGGCAAACCATGAGGAAGGACACGGACCTTTTGGAACCTATCAGGTAACGACCGCCACGCTCACGACTTCCGCGCAAGTGCCTAATCTCGAAGTGGGCAATTCTTTGGGCATCTCTGGAACGGGTGGCGCTCCGCCGGCAGGATACGATGGGACTTGGGTAGTCCAGAAAACTCCGAATGCCGCGCAGCTTCAAATTACTTCCACTTCGCTTACTGGCAATGTGGCGACGTTTGGATTCAACCTGATTACTGGAACGAATCCGGTCGTAGGGCAAGCCGTCACCGTTTCCGGTACGCTCAACGGCAACGGCATTTTTAACGTAGTGAATGGAGTCATTTCTTCGACTTCAGCAGGAGTCTTTTCGATCAATCTCACCAGTCCAGATGTTCCAAGTTCGTCGGAAAACGGAGCTGGCATTATCTTCGGAACGATCTTTGTCTTTGACCCGCTGAAAGTGGTAGGCAACAAAACAGGCGGTGCGCTGGTCACCATCGGAATCATTTCCGCTGGAGTCCGCAAAGTCTGCTATTCGTTCCTGACACGGAACGGTTACATGACGGCTCCTTCACCGATTCTGACCTTTGACGTTCCTTCCGGCGCTTCTACGCTGACGATAGGCAATCTGGCTTCTGGGCCGGCTGATGTGGTGGCTCGCGTCGTGCATTTGACGGCCGCCAATGGCGGGAATTTCTACAACATTCCAATCGATGTGATTGTGATAAGCAACGGACTTCCCGTTACCAACACTTCGACCTATCTGAAGGACAACACTTCGCGCAGCATTAATTTAAGTTTTTCGGATGGAGTTTTGCTGGCCGCGACTTCGATCGATACGCAAGGTAACAATCTTTTCGCAACTCTCGAACTGGGAAGCAGTTTGGGAATTATCGAATATGCTTCGCGCGCTTTCGCTATCGGTGAGCAAAATAAGGTTCCCAATTTCCTAAACTGGTCGTTCGATGGTGGGTATCTGGAAATTCCTCCCGCCGCCCCAGGGAAACCGCTTGGCTGGACGGTTGACCCGACCTTTGGCGGCGGCGGGAGTTTGGTCAATTCGCCAATCTTCGGATTCGCTTATCAGATTTCCAATACGTCGGGCAGCACACAAGCCACGTATGGAATGATTACGCAGCCGGCATTTCAGGATGAGTTCCTGGTGCCGATTATCAATGCTTCGACAAAGTACAGCGTGCGAATCACCGCGGCGGTCGCTGCGCCAACGACCGGCAATCTGGTCGTAGACCTTTACAGTCCCAGTAGCGGAACGGCGCTTGGAACGTTCTCCGTTCCGCTGGCTTCACTCGGCACGACCATGCAGATATTCACTGGGACGCTCCTGACGAATGTTCTCGCGCCAGTGCCGAATGATTTGAAACTGCGGGTGTACGCCACTGCGGTTTTGAATGGTGCGGCAATCACCATAGACCGCTTGGAGCCTTTCCCCACAGAGAAACCCGTACTGACAACGCAGATTACCGGAAGCTACGTCAACAATTTCGAAGCGTTTGACGAAAGCGGCGAAGGCGGAATTGTGGATACGGCTGGCGAAAACCAGCAACCCGTTCGCAGCGCTTTTGTGATGTTCGACACGCTGTATATCGTCAAAAGCGGTTCGCTGCTTTCAACGCAGGACAACTCTCTTACCGAACCTTCCGGCTGGAGCATTCGGAATGTGTCCGCTTCGGTTGGAACGCCATCTCTCTACGGCGTGACGACTGGAATCGACGAACCAAATACCGGAGAGGCTTGGGCTATCATTGCCGGACAGTCTGGCGGCTACGTTTTTAACGGTGGCGAACCAGTTAAAATGACCGAAGAGATTCAACGGCTCTGGGACTTGATTAACTGGAAGTATGGACATACGCTTTGGGTGAAAAACGACGTAAAGAATCGGCGCGTGCTCTTTGGCGTGCCGCTGAAAACGCCTAATCAGTGGTTGCCGACAGGAATTATTCCCGACGACCAGAATCCGACCACGCCAAACGTCATTCTGATGTGCAACTACCGCCAGTTGAACACTGGCTCGCAGTTAGAAGATAAAGTAGGCGTCCATGTGTCGTATTCTGGCCGCCTGATCGCTTCGGAACAAACAAGGAAGTGGTCTATCTGGACCATTAAAGCTCCCGCTGCGGCTTTCTTGCGGAGACCGGACAATACCGACGAACTTTTCCTTGGCAATTCCGACGGCAACGGCAAAATCTTCGAACTGGTTGACGATCTTGGGCAAGACGACTGCTCGGCTATCCAGCAGATTTACATTACCTATGGATTCGTGAGCGACGACCAGGGCCAAGCGATGAAAATTGGTTCGCTTCGCCAAGTCTATACATACGCGATTACTTTGGTGGACGGAACTGGGAATTTGAACCTGAAAGTGTACCCGAACACGCTGACTTCGCAATTTGCTCACGATCTGTTGCCGCGGATTCCCTTGCCGCTTATGACGGACGGGGATATTGAGGTTCCGCTGAATGAAACGGCGAATCGCTTGTTTTTTGAGTACAAAACGGATGAAATCGGATCTGGTTTCAACTTGAGCCGGTTGGTGGTGATGTGCCAGCAAGACCCGTGGAGTCCCGTGCGCGGAAGAAATTACTAAAGTGGCGAAAACAAATCCATCGGCGCTCGATATTCAGAAAGAAATCGCCTTTCTTCGTAAACAGGATGGCGGCCAGTGGATTGAGTCCGCTTTGCAGCGAATCGAAGACGCGGTAAACAATATCGCCAAGAATGGAGCGATTCCAGCGAAAGGGATTCTTCCTCCTCCTCCGACGGTTCAGGCACTCACCGTAAAAACGAATGGAAACGGTTTGGTGCATGCGGTCATTAGCGATGCGAACCCGATCGACAAGAATCTGCACTATTTTGTGGAGTACGCTACCGACCCTGACTTTAAGGTGCCTCACGTCGAGCATTTAGGCCCTTCGCGGCAAATGGCTCCGATAACGCTTCCGGCGACGGACGACGACGGTAACCCACAAAACTTTTATTTTCGTGCATACTCTCAATACCCTGGCGGGGCGCCTGGAGAGGTTGTACATTTTGGCGGCGAAACTCCTGCGCCGGTTGCTCCTGGTGGAACACAGCAAATGACTTTAATCCCAAGCACGGGAAGCGGAACGGCGCAAAATTCAGGGCAACAAGGCGGCAGCGGCTTCGGAAGGATTATCAATCGGCCGCAAGCCGGACCTAAAAGGGCAATCAAGGCATGATTCGCACTTTCGAGCTAAAAGACCTTTCGGCTTTGACGGAAATGCACGCGCAAAGCAGTCTTCCCGAAAATTGCATGCCTAATCACAGAGACCCGCTAATGCTGGTCAAGGCCGTCGTAGAGGAAAACGGAAAAACGGTGATGGCGGCATTCCTGCGCGGCGCTTCGGAGATTTATCTTCTGGTGGACCATCGTCACAGCACTCCCGAAGCTCGTTGGCAACTGCTGCAAGAATTGAAAGATCATCTTTGCCGCGAAGCATGGTCGCTTGGGCTAGATCAAATGACGGCCTGGATACCACCGGAGATTGACAAGAGTTTCAGTAAACGCCTGGAAGAGTTAGGCTTTCAGCGCTCTACCTGGCAGAGCTATACCCTAAATATCGAAATTCCGTGATAGTATTCCGCAATCGGGTTGAATCGCGAGGGATGCAAGATGTTCCGAGTGCTTGAAAACCCGACATTTGACTTCGCTACCGGAAAACTCCTTTCCCATGATGGCGAATCGTTTGTTGAAACCTTTCCTGTAAAATTCGATCGCGACATTCAAGGTAAAGCTAAAAAGAATGCTGGAACTGCCGGAGATGTTGGGACGGGCTACGGTTCTACGGCTTCGCAAATTGGTTCTTCGCTCATTCCTGGTCTTGAGTCAGAAGCTACGCATCCTACTGGGTACGACCCTACAACGAAAAACGAGATGCTGGTGCAAAACCAGGAAGCACTGGGTGGCGCTAGTTCTGGCGTGACTGGCGAAGCGAATCTGGCTGCCGCGAGAACGCGCAACGCCGGGGGATTTGGAAGGGTGCTTGACGAGGCGGCCAGAATCAAAGGGCGGCAACTTGCAACTGGCGCTCAAAACGTCGAAAACGAATCGGCTCGGCTGGCGCAAGAAAAACAGATGCAAGCACAGAAAATGCTCGCCGGTCTCTACGGTACGGACACTTCGCGGCAACTGGAAGCGATGGGCCTGGAAAACCAGGATTTGAATACTGCGCTCAATGCCGGTAAAACGGGCTGGCTGCAAAACACTGAAGGCGTTATCGATACTCTCGCTGGTGCGGCTAAAGCGTACAAACCCTAATGCTCACACTAGAGGACATTCTCAATCTCCCGAACAACCCTACCGATGAGCACAAGGTAGCGGTCGGACTGTTGCCAAAGCCTCAACCTCTGCCGTCGGTCGTTCCTGCTCCTGGCGGACCTATTCCTACGCCTAGCGTGACTCCGCGTCCTGCGGTGGACTGGAAAGCAAAAGTTGCAGCGACGGCTCCGCATACTGCTCCAACTGTTCCGGAAATGCCTCCGGTAAATCCTACCGCTTTCGGTGCTCCTGATTTGGGAACGGGGATTCCTGAAGACACTTCCGGAGTACAAGCAGCGGCGACAGGCAAGATTCCCGAACTTCCGAAACTGGGTTTCAAGGAACGTCAAGCATTGCCGCTTAGTTCCGAAGGCGTAGCGCCTGGAAGTCCTGAATACTTCCGCGCACAAGCTGCACGGTTAGAAGACCAAAGGAATAATCCGTGGGGAAGCGCTGAAAACCATCCTGGCTTACTTGGCAAGATTGGGCATGTTGCGGCGAAAATCGGAAATATCGCTGGAAATATCGTGGCTCCGGCGACGATGGCTAACATCCCTGGAACGGAATTGAACAAGCAGGAAGAGTTGAACGCAGCGGAAGGGAAAGCCGCGAAAGCTACCGAAGCGGAATCGGAGCAGAAATTGCGTGCGGCGGAAACAACTGAAGCGGAAGCGCGTGCTAAGAAACTAGGAGCCGAAGGCGCTCCGGACATTGTGCAGGATGCTTCGGGTAACGCCGTGGGCTGGCGCGACGAAAAAGGCGCTTTGCATTCTCTTGACGAAGAGGGAACTCCGGCATCCATCAAAGGCATTGCCGAAAAATGGGAGGGCAAAGCGGCCGCGAAACCGCAAAAGGAAAATCTCGAACAAGGGCTGGCCGGCGCTTTGCAAGATGCTCTCGACAATGGCCGTGACCCGAAGACTGATGCCAAAGTTCAGGGATGGGCGCAAGCCATAAAGGACTACAAACCTTCGAAGGACACCGACGTAAAAACGGTTGAGGACCTGAAACACCGTATCGTTACAGCGATGGAATCTGGCGACGTTGCTGGAGCGAGACAGTTGCAAAACGAATTGAACGCGACTGACCCTGAAGGCATGGCGCGACTGGCTGATGCTCAAGCTCGCATGGCGGCAACTGCTGCTGACCGCGCAGAGCGAAAAGAAGAACGCGAAGAAAAACAGGGGCTCAAATGGGTGACTGGCGAAGTCCCTGGAACGCACCAGACGGTTACGGTTCCATTCTCGCAAGCTAAAGCGATGAACCTGGAGAACCAAGCCGAAGCGAATGCCGATCACGTCAATAAGGTGCTGGCGGCGCGCGTCGTGGTTCCCATGCTGTATAACACCGACAAGACTGACCTTGGAGTTTTGCAGTTGATCGACGAACTTGGAAAGAACGGAGATTTGGGGGCAGTGGCTTCACGCTGGAACGATTTCATGGTACGCAAGGTTGGAGCCGACCAAACCAAAGGACAGTTGTTTACCAAGCTACGCACCAAGCTAGACTTGGCACAAACAAAGATGATGCAAGCGCACGTTGGAAACCGCGGCGGCGCGTTCATGCTGGAACATTTTGAGGATTTGGCGAATGCCGGAAAACTGAACGCGGATACTCTGCGTGCGGCCGTAGACACCGAATTGCGCTACATGGACCGTAACGCCGAAAAACCCCGTGCTGGAGCGGCCGTAAGTGGCGGAGAAAAGTCCAGCGGCCATAGTTTCTCTATCAACGGCCAGCGGTACGAAAACGTTCCGAATGATGTTTACGAACGGGCAAAGAAAAAGCCCGGATTCAAAGAGTAGCGATGCCGACTGAAGTTGACGACGAACTGAAAAAGTATGCGGCGAAACCTGCGTCCGACGACGACGAATTAGAGAAGTACGCCCATAAGCCGGCAGTTTCGGAGGCTGGAAGTCTCGAAGACTATCTAGGTAAGCAGTATGTTCCTGGTGGTGCTGAAGAATCGCAGCGCGACGAACTTCCCGGCGCCAGTCCGCGGTTACGGAAAGCGGTAGAGTCTGGTAAAGCTCCTAAACCAGAATTGACTGATTTTGAAAAGCAACGCCCTGGCGAGGGCATCTCGCTAAAGGGTGCTGGCTCTGCGTTCTGGGATAAATTGAAAAGCATGGCTCCCGAAGGACCAGACACTAGCTCCGTATCTGGTTTTCTTTTTGGGCATCCGAGTATCAATCCTTCCGAGGGCGGTTTAGCGCAAGCTGGCGGGGAAGCTGCCCACGAATACGAGCGCGCACGCAAGGCTGGAAGCGGAATTATTCCATCTATCGGCACGGCGGGAGTCGTTGGCGCTGGCTCTTTTCTAGGAGTGAGCAACAAAGCGGAAGAGGAGCAAGCGGAACGCGGTGAAGGTGGAAAGATCATCGGAGAGGCCGCTGCTCCGGCTGCGGTTGCTGCTGCGGCTCCATTTGTAGGGCCAGCGGTGGAAGCTGCCGGACGCGGGTTGCATGCTGGCGTAATTCGTCCGATAACTGACGCTCTGGCAGACAGATTCACAACCCCGGCGGTTGCACCAGGTATTAAAGGACCGGCGCTCGCCAATCTTCAGGAACCTCTTGCGAGGCGGGGAGTTGAAAAAGTCCTACGGTCTTCTGGGATGCCTTCGGGACAACCTGGATTGCGCGAAGCATTTTCGCTCGCTGCTCCGGACCTTGCAGAAATCGAACGCAAGCAACCTCTTGGAGAATCTGGAAAACAAGGTGGCATCTCCAGGCCAGATATGAGACTGCGGCAGACGGTTGAAAACATTGACAACCGGCTGGACGATATTTGGAAGAAAGAACGGCAGCCGCAAATCGACCGAAATGCCGAATTGCCTGCGCTCTCGCGGGAACAGTTGCTTGGTGACGCCACAATCGACCAACTGAAAAGAATTGAAAAGACGTTCAAGATGGATATTCCTGAGCAAATCAATCTTGGCGATGCGGATAAGATGCTGGTCAAAGTGAATGCCCGTCTCCGGCGCGCTGAGGGTATGACTCCGGAAGCTAGGGCGCTGGCTCTCGAACTGAGTCCGGACCTGCAAAAATTTAACGAGATGAAGGGCGAACTTCACAAGAGCATCGGAGACTTGCTCGAACGTGTGAACGAACCAGGAATCAAAGAGTTCAATCGTCGCTATGGCGCATTGTCGGAAGTGCGTGATGCCCTTCGCAACAAAATGAATCCAGTGGAAGCGGAACGGGTGCTGGACAGCGTGCGCGCTACTGGCGGACTTGGACGCAACGTCAACCTGTTTGAACGGTTGCACCTAAAGGCTTCGCCGGGACGTTTGGCGCAAAAAGGCTTGGAAGACCTTTCGCGGTCCAATCTGGAAATCACTCCGCCGACGCCGCGGCCACCGACGGCTGGATTACTTCCGCCAATTCCTGAGCCTTTGGGGAATGGCCCTGATACCAGCGGTCCAGTGAAGCTAACCGTTCCAGAAGGCCAGCCGGTCGTTCCTGTGCCTGGTGGAAGATTTGTGCGCGGATTGCTCCCTGGTCCAGTTCCGCCAGAAGGTCCGGTTGCTCCGCCGTCCGTTCCCGGCCAGTTCCGGATTGAGCCCATTGGTGCGCCAACGGATGAAGGCCGTGTCGGAATGCGCGGCGAGCAAGGTACACGTACTCCCGCGCCAAAGGGATTGTTGCCGGAAGTCGCCGGTGCTGTTCCGGTTCCTAAGATTCCGTTCAAAGGTCCGCTGGACGTGAACGCTCCGACGAAGCCGATCATGGAAGGCGCTGCGAAGATTCCAGAAATCGGCAAGGTTACGCCTACGGTCACTCCGGAAGCGCAGCAAGCGGCTTCGCTTAGGGAAATCAAACCCAAACTGGACAAGACGGCGAAAAAGAAGATTCAGCCGGTAGCCGAACGCTTGAGCCATGAGGATATTGCCAATGCAGAGGGATTGCTCGCTTCGGAAGCTGGAGCGATGGCCACTGGCGACCGTCCAGGGGCTTATTTCGATGAGGTTAGTCAGACCGACCAGCCATTGACCGCTTTTGGACGACGCAATACCAAAGGGGCGCGTGCCGGGGGAACCTGGCGCGGAGTAAAGAGCGGTCGCAGCATGTATCCATTCATGCGGGAGAATCCCGACGTTAACCCGCAAGCGGTACTGAAAGCTCTCCGCAACAAGGACAGCGCGGCATACAACAAGCTCATAACGCGAGCCGACGACTTTCTAAAGGGGAACTACGCAAAAGCTCCAGGGATGGGCGCAATGGACTTCCTAAAGTCGCTCGATAATCCCGATGCGGAGCCGGAAACGATCGAACCTGGTGCCGATGTATTCAATCCCCCAGAGGAAGAGGCAACTCCCGCGCCGCGCATTCCTGAGATTGCCAAAGGGCAGACAGGCATCATTCCAGGCATGGAAGAAAACGTAGCGAAACAGCGCGAAGGTGCCGCAAAGGTTTCCGGTGAGAACCTGACAGCCGAAGCCAACAAGCCAAAGGATATTTCCGCCGCCGCTGGCCGTATGGAAACTCTCTCGCCGCTATTCCGCGGCACGGAAGCCAGTCCGCAACGGGAGATATTCGGAAACGCTCCTCCGGCGGCCAACGAGCCTCCGGCAACGATCGCGCCAGTCATTAAGGAAGCGGGTTGGGACTACGAAGGCCGCAACGCTCTCGGCCAGTACACTATCCGCATGCCTGGTACGGATGTGCGGATTCACCTATTCGAACGGCAACTGGAACCAGAGTTCATTCGCCGGCAGATTCTTGCCAAAGAAAAGCAGTACGGCACGCCAAAAGAAAAGGGCGGAAAAGGCGCCGTGAATTTCTAGGGCTTGCAAAGAACGCAAAACTGCGTATACACTCTCCCCTCAATGAAAATCGGGATTGCGGGAAACGAAAACGGGCGGGGTCTGGAAAAAGACTATCGCCTAATCAAGCCAATTATCGAATCTCTTGGACACGAAGTCAGTTTCGTCCAATTCAATCAACCGCATGCAGAGCGCTATGACCTGCTGATTTGCCTGGAAGTGGTCTATCGCGGACTAGTGGACCTTTCCGAAGCTCCGCCGTGGCTCATCACCAATCCTGAATTTCTGGACAGCGAGCGAATCAAACTGGTTCGCCGCCACTTCGCGAAAGTCCTTTGCAAAACTCACGAATCGCATAGAGTCTGCCGGGAACTGTTTGGCGACATAGCGCACTACGTAGGCTTTCTTTCCGAAGACAGGTTCGACCCGTCTGTAGAACGCGCTCCCAATTTCCTGCACATTGCCGGACAGAGTAGGGCAAAGAATACCGAAGCGGTGATCGACGCTTGGCGCTGGAAGAAAAACGGCAAGGGGATAGGCGCTCACTTATTCGTAGTGACCGACTTTCCAGTAGAGAACATTCCGGAGAATGTCACCGTTTTCAGCAAGATTGGAAACGATGAATTGGTGCGATTGCAAAACTCCTGCCAGTTTCATTTGCAGCCGTCGGCTACCGAAGGATGGTCGCACGTCCTGCACGAAGCAATGTCGGTGAACGCCAATATCTGTACAGTGGACGCTCCGCCGATGAACGAGATTGAATCGGCCTACCGGATTCCCGCTACTGGGCAATCTTCTTTCAATTCCGTGAAAATGTACGAAGTCTCGGCGCTGGACGTTCACAAGGCTGTCAAGGATTTGCTGGTGCTTGGCAAGCGCGGATTCTCGCAGTCCGGTGCGCCACGCAAGGAATTTCTCGAAGGCAATGAAGCGTTCAAAGCGGCTCTCACGGAGCATTTCACAATCCCAGTTCCTACGGTGCATGCTCCACGCGCACGCAGCGGCACGGCATCGTCCGTCGCTTTCATTGGTAACTTCACGGCCGAACACTCGACAGAGAACCAGATTCTAT